GCCTAACGATTACGGCAGCGGCGATGACGATGTAGTTACCCTTTACGAAGTTCACACTAGCTTGGACATTGAAGGTTTTGAAGACATCAGTGATACCGGCGAAATGACAGGAATTAAATTACCTTACATCGTAACTCTAGACTTGAATTCCAATAATTTACTTTCCATTCGTCGTAATTGGAACAATACCGATCCTCTTAAAAACAAGATTGAATATTTTGTGCATTATAAATTCTTGCCCGGCTTAGGGTTCTATGGATTTGGCTTAACGCACATGATCGGTGGCTTATCCAAAGCTTCCACTTCAATTCTGCGTCAATTGATTGATGCGGGTACTTTGTCTAATTTACCGGCAGGCTTCAAGACAAGAGGCATTCGTATCCGCGATGAAGCGGAACCCATTCAGCCCGGTGAATTCCGTGATGTAGATGCACCCGGCAGTAGCTTGCGCGATGCTTTAATGCCCTTACCATTTAAGGAACCGTCGCAAACTCTATTGTCATTGATGGGCATATTGGTAGAGAGCGGTAAACGCTTTGCTTCCATAGCCGATCTCAATGTAGGAGACGGCAATCAAGCCGCTCCGGTAGGCACTACGGTAGCACTTCTCGAGCGTGGCACTAAAGTCATGAGCGCTATCCATAAGCGTCTACATTACGCGCAAAAAATAGAATTTAATTTACTGGCAAAAATCTTTTCCCAGTATTTACCCCCCGAGTACCCTTACGCTACCAGCGGCGGACAGCAGATGATCAAGCAAGCGGATTTTGATGATCGCGTGGACATCATCCCTGTTTCCAATCCGGATATTTTCTCTACCAGTCAACGCATAATGATGGCACAGGAAATGTTAACAATGGTTAAGAGCGACCCGCAGGTACATGGCGTTGGCGGTACTTATGAAGCGTATCGTCGTATGTATGCTGCTTTGGGCGTAGACAACATAGAACAATTATTAGAACCACCCCCAGATAACACTCCTCGTCCCGTGGAAGCTTGTGCTGAAAATGCCGCATTGGTGTCTGGGCAACCAGCACAAGCATTTCCACAGCAAAATCACGATGCGCATATTGCTACTCACCGATTGTTGTTAGAAGACACAGTGGCAGAAACAAACGTGGCTATTCAAGCCACAGTGAAAGCACATATCTTTGGACATTTGCAAATGAAAGCCAATAAGTTAGCCGTAGAACAAATGCCACCTGAAGTTCGACAACAATATGAGCAATTGAATCAACAAGCGCAGCAAGTTACTCCAGAACAAGCACAACCATTGCAACAGCAAGCTGCGGATATATTGGCTCAGTTTTCAGCGCCTATTTGTGCGCAATTAGTTACTGAATTTATGGCGACTCTTGATCCTGATGCGGACGAAGACCCGCTTGTTAAAATACGTAAACAAGAACTGGCTTTACGCGGTCAAGAATTACAGCAACGCTCACAAGAATTCCAACAGCGTGAAGAAAGAGAGTGGGCAGAACTTGATAAGGATATTGACATTGATGAAGAACGCTTGAATTTACAAAAAGAAATTGCTCTAATACGAGATGAAACTGCTCAGGATAGATTAAAACAAGCCGAGCGGTTCCATGATGATGACATGAGGAAACAATAATGCCAGCTGGAAAAGGAACATACGGAAAGAAAAGAGGAAGACCCCCTAAAAATAAAAAGAGTAATAAAAAGGGTAAGAAATTTAAGAGATATTAAAATGCCATGGCGATCCAAAGGAAGAGAAGTGCAGAAAAAGAGCAGTGGCAAATGGAAGCATCATGCGTGGGCAAAGAGTCCTGCGAGCGCTAAGAGAATGGTTAAACTACTTTATTCAAAGGAGAAAAAATGAAAGGTAAAACTTTAAAATCAGAAAAGAAAGGACCCGCTTTTGGAGCAGGACCCACTATTGCCGAAGTTTCTGGAACAGTTGCTGCTAGTAAGCAAAAGACTCCCAAAGTTACGCGCAATAAAATACCTTATGCTAATAAAGGCTTAGGACCTTTGGCTGAAAAGAAATCTTTTAAAGCCAGTACAAAACCTGATCCCGGTATGGGCAAAGGCAAAAGTCGAGGTGGAGGAGAAGCTTCTTACGGTACCAAGTTTGAAGGCGTTTTTTAGTGGACCCCTTGTGGCTCACGGACAAAGTTTATAAACTAATCCGTGAAAAGAGAGAACAGCTTGCTCAGATCATGGTATCAGGTGGTGTTAAGGACATGGAGCACTATCAAAATTTAAGAGGGCAAGTGGAAGTATTGGATTATTTTGAAAGTGAATTTCAAAACATAATTGGCAAAGCAACAGAGGATGTAGATGAGTAAAGTATTAGTTCCAAATCATATTGCTGAAGAGCAGGAAGCGAAAGAAAAAGAACATAAAGAAGAAGAGCAAACGGTAGAAAACGCTTATGTACCTGAAGAAGAAAGGGTACTTGATCCTACCTTATTAGATAAAAGTTTATTAGAAAGAATGCCAACTCCATCGGGTTGGCGTATATTGGTTTTACCCTATGCAGGGAAGGGAGTTTCATCGGGTGGTATTCATCTCGTACAAGAGACGGTATCACGGGAAACTTTAGCAACTGTTGTTGCTTATGTTATGAAAAAAGGACCCCTGTGCTATAACAATAGAGAGAAATATGGTGACAGCCATTGGTGTCAAGAGAAAGATTGGGTACTTATAGGACGTTATTGTGGCGCCCGCTTCAAATTAGAAGACGGTGCTGAAGTGCGTCTTATCAATGATGATGAAGTCATTGCAACTATTTTAGACCCGTCTGACATCTTAGCTGTTTAAGTAAAATTAAATCAAACATGGAGAAAGACCATGCTACCAGAAGAAAATCTCGAAACAGAAGAAGGCTCTCAAGAGGTAGAATTTGAACCTATAGAGAAACCTGATTCTGAACCAAAAATTAAAGTTGAATCAGTCGATGAAAGCCAACCGACTCTTGAAGAGTCTGAAGCTTCTACCGAAAAAGATTTAGAACAATACAGTACCAAAGTTCAAAAACGTATTGATAAGCTAACCAAACGGTTACGTGAATCTGAACGTAAAGAACAGGCGGCTACTGATTTTGCTCAAAATGTTTATACTCAGAATCAACAGTTACGTCAACGCAGTCAAACCGTAGATCAAGGCTTTTTAGCGGAATATGAAACTCGTTTGGAATCGCAATCGCAGCAAGCTAAAAAAGCTTATGAAGATGCTTTTTCGGCAGGTGATCCAGAGCGTCTAGCTGAAACTCAAAAAGTAATGGCAAAGATCGCAGTGGAAGAAGAAAGATTGCGTATGAGCAAACAAGCACAGGAACAACAACAACAACAACACGCACAACATAACAATAACAGAATGCCACAATCTCAAAATATAGGTAGGCAAACGCCACAACCTGATCCCAGAGCTGAAGATTGGGCAGAAAAAAACGAATGGTTCGGTGAAGACGAGCCTATGACTTTAACCGCTTTTTCTATTCATCGTAATTTAGTTGAGCAAGAAGGGTTTGACCCGAGCACCAACGAGTATTATGATGAGATAGATAAAAGAATTCGGACGGAATTCCCTCATAAGTTTTCACAAGCAAGTGAAGGAAATACGGAGACCACAGACAGTTCGATAGCCCAGACTGTCGCCCCGGTTTCAAGAGCGTCTGGAGGTGGGCATAAAAATAGACGTGTTCGTCTAACAAAGTCGGAAGTCGATATGGCAAGAAGACTAAACGTACCGTTAGAAGAATACGCGAAATTCGTGCAGAGGTGACACATGTCAGAAGAAACACGCAAAGAAACTGAGTCAAGAGAAGACGAAACGCGGGAGGAAGAGACCGCGCGTAAACCTTGGGCACCGCCCCAAATGTTGGAAACTCCAGAACCGCCAGAAGGCTATCATTATAGATGGATTAGGGCGGAATATGTGGGACAAGAAGATCGAAAGAACGTAATGTCTCGTACCCGTGAAGGCTATGAATTAGTTAAATCGGATGAGATAGGTGATTTTGAACTTCCTACCATGGATGATGGAAAACATGCAGGAGTGGTAGCCGTTGGAGGTTTGTTACTTGCCAAGATTCCCGTTGAGACCCGCGATGAAAGGAATGCTTATTTCACAGAACGCGCCGACAGCCAAATGAAGGCAGTTGACAATGATCTCATGAGGGAATCGCATCCAAGTATGCCGATCCTTAAACCGGAACGGCAGAGTAAAGTAACCTTTGGTGGAGGCTCCAAAAAGGGCTAACACCATATTAATAGGAATGTAATATGGCAAATAAAGACAGAGCATTCGGGTTAAGACCCGTACGTAAACTGTCGGGTGATTATTATGCCGGTGGACAAAATAAATTCACGATTGCTTCTAGTTACGGCACTGCTATCTATCAAGGTGATATAGTGGCTGCGGTAACAGCGGGTAATGTTGAAAGAATCGCAGCGGGTGGCTCAGGCTACGTGTTGGGTGTTTTTAACGGGTGTTTTTATACCGATCCTAATACATCTAAACCTACATGGAGCAACAAATATCCTGCCAGCACTGCTGCTAGTGATATTGCTGCTTTTGTGATAACTGACCCTAATATAATATGCGAAATTCAAGCAGACGCCGCGTTCCCAAGAGCGGATTTGTTTGGTAATTTTGATATTGTGGACAGTTCCCCCGTAGGAGACGCCTACTCCGGTAGAAGCGCTTTAGAGTTAGACGTGACCACTGGTGCAACCACCGCCACACTTCCCATAAAGGCTATTGAAATTTCACAAGACCCTGAAAACTCTGATGTTGGAAGCGCTAATACTAACGTTCTCGTTACTATTAACAATTCCTTGTTTTCAGCAGGAACCACAGGGTTAGCATAAGGAGTATAGGAAATGGCAGCAATTTCTAGAGCGCAATTAGCGAAAGAGCTTGAGCCGGGTCTTAACGCCTTATTTGGAATGGAATATGACCGTTACGAAAATGAAACCAAAGAAATCTACGACACGGAATCTTCGGATCGTGCGTTTGAAGAAGAGGTTCTCATTATCGGATTTGGGAATGCTCCAGTTAAGAACGAAGGTGACAGTGTTAATTATGATGATGCAAGTGAGGGCTATACTGCAAGGTATACGCACCAAACAATTGCATTAGCATTTGCACTAACAGAAGAAGCAGTTGAGGATAATCTCTATGACAGGCTTGGTTCACGTTATACGAAAGCGCTTGCGCGTTCGATGGCACATACCAAACAAGTTAAAGGAGCAGCTACTCTTAACAACGCTTTTTCGTCATCTTATACTGGTGGCGATGGCGTAAGTTTAATTAACAGTTCCCACCCTTTAGGTGGTAATGCTGGAACATTAAGCAATCGCCCAAGCACTTATACAGACTTAAATGAAACTTCACTTGAACAGGCAATGATTGACATTGCTGCGTTTACGGATGACAGAGGTATGATTATTGCGTTACAAGGCATGAAACTTATAGTTCCGCCTAATTCGCAATTTATCGCTGACAGATTGTTAGAAACTCCTCTACGTCCGTCTACATCAGACAATGACATCAATGCTATGCGTAACATGGGAATGCTTCCAAATGGATACGTAGTCAATCACTTTTTAACGGACACGGATGCGTGGTATGTTAAAACTGACTGCCCAGATGGATTTAAGCATTTTGAACGTGCGCCTCTTACAACTGCATTAGAAGGTGATTTTGACACCGGCAACATGCGTTATAAGGCAAGAGAACGTTACAGCTTTGGCTACAGCAACTATCGTTGCGTGTATGGTAGCTCAGGTGCGTAAGCTTTAAGTTTATTAGGAACGCATGGTTATGACGTTTCTTACTCAATCATAACCAAAAGGGAGTCTTTGGACTCCCTTTTTTTATGTGCTATCCTAGTTTTTTTAAATAACGGAGAAATCGTAATATGTGGAAAAAAATTGTAAATTTCTTAAAATGGGCGGCAGCTAATGATAAAAAATCTTCTAAATCAAGTAAACCTAAGAAAGTTGAAAGTGTATCAACTATTGTCAAACGTGCTAGAGACCAAAAAGGTCAATATAAAGGGGATGATAAGTCTACCCCGGACATTAATGAAGCGTGGGAAGGTGGAAAATCCCCTAAAAAACGTGGGCGTCCTCTCAAGGGTAAAAAATAAATGTACGAATATAAATGTAGCCCTATCAAAATTGTTGATGGTGATACTGTGGATGTTCTCATTGATGTCGGTTTTTCTATTTTTTATAGCAGCCGCGTGCGTTTATACGGCATTGACACTCCTGAATCACGTACAAGAGATAAGGTCGAAAAAAAATTTGGTTTATTAGCTAAAGAGTATTTAAAAACTTTTATTAAAGAAGCCGGTAAAGATTTAATTATAAAAACTCATAAAGATGCCAAAGGAAAATTTGGTCGTATTTTGGGTGAATTGTATAAAAAAGATGGCTCCAAGTCAGTTAATCAGATTATGATTGAAGAACATTATGGGGTAGCTTATACCGGACAAAATAAAAGAACTATAGAACAACAGCATTTAGAGAATAGAGAAAAGCTAAAACACCTAATAGATTAAAATGCCAACTTTGTTACATCCGGGAACAAAGCAAAGAGTTTTATTCGTCCATGTGCCTCGCACCGCCGGAAGATTTATTAATGAAAATTTGTTATTAAATGGAATTGTCTGTGAGCAAGATAATATTTATGGAGAAATAGAG